TTATGATATTAATTTATACATACCTACATTTTCATGGAGTAGTTTTAATACATTAATAAATATTAAGTATGAGCCTAAAAAAGATGATATAAAGCTTTTTGAAGAAGATTATAATAAATTTTGTAATAAATATGATAGAAACTTAGATAAATTACATAAAGACATCTTTTATAGACATAAAGATGGTAGTTATAAAATTAATCCTAATGGTTATTGTAGATTGATAAAAGATGATCTGTTTGCTAAAGAAATGCTAGAAAATTATAAAGTGTTTGATAAATATGCTTATGTACTTAAACAGCTTGAGTGGTTAGATTTAACTGATACTTTTTCTGTAGATAAGTTAATAGAAGATGTAGTAGATGATGAGGAAGTTTGTAATTTAGAACAGTATTTAAGTAATTTATTTGATAATAAAGTGGTTATGTTACAAGCGAAAGATAGAACTGAATTAATTAAAAATATTGGATTGATAGATGGTCATAACTCTAATATAAAAAAAGATAAAATCAAATATATTAAGAATATTGAAACCTTAAATGCACATTTAAAAGGACTAAAAAGTAGTTACAGAATTAAGGAATTTGAAACAAGTAGGATATCTGGTGGAAAAAAAAAGAATTATAAGAATGCATGGAAAATAGAGAAAACAATTAGTTATTAAAATTACCCCCCTTTTTTAGGATTTTATAATATATATAAGATTTTCCTATTTTAGGGGGGTAATTATTAAGAAGTAAAGATAAGAAGAGTAAGAAAAGAAAAATATATTTTCCCAAGGGGTTATAGGGGTTTAAAGGGTGAATAGATTTTTTGAAGCGAATGCGAGAAAAAGCTAGAGGGAAAACCCCTATATATACTAACAAGTGAATTAAAACTAACCTTTTAAATACTATCTTTAGGTTAAAGGACTCTTAGTTAAAATAAAAGTAGTTCACCTACTTAGGGGAAATTAATAAATGTGAATAAAATTTTAATATTATGAAGGAATTGAAAAATTTTTGTGGAATATTTAAGTAACTGGTCTTCATAGTGGAGGTTGGTTCTCCACAAGTGGGGAAAGGTTAATATTAAAAGAAGGGGGGGTGAAGGGTGTGGATAGAATGAATTATGTAAAAAGTTTTATTAAAGAACATAATAATGGGATAGGTAAAAAATTTGTAGCATTCTATGTTTGTGGAAGTTCAGATACATATGTAGAAGATAAAATATGTATTGAACAATTAGAACAAGAAGGATATTTAAAGATTAATAATTGTAGTATTGATAATATTGGTGTTTCGCTAGATGCTGTATATTTAAAAGAATTGTAATGAAGGTGTTTTATGGATAAAGAATTAAAATTTACTTCTAAGCTTGATGAATTCGCATACAAAAACAAAGAAATAGTTGATAAAATAGGTTTAGAATATAGCAGAAAAAAAGATGATGGATATATTTTAATACCAGGATGTGATATTGGGGGACGTGGAGCATTTATAATTATTGGTAAAATTAACAGTGAAAAACCCATGGATTATACAATTGCCAATCAATATTACTTTAATGGTGGTAATGAAATGTTGGTTTTTGAATTAGCAGAAAAATTAAAAGAAAGTTTAAAATAACATATTACTAGCTAATAATTAAGGACTCGCCGAAATTGGCGAGTCTTTTTTGTGTTGTAATAAAATTCAGTTTTTATATTTAATTTAAATACGAAACATCCCAGTTTAGGATTATTGGAGAGTGCTAGGGAAACTTTCCCCATCACATTAAATATAAGTAGACAATTAGGACTTCTAAACTTTCGTAGTCCTTTTTTGTTGTAATATTATTATTCGATGTCAATATGCAACTATGTAATTAATAAGCCTGCAAACCTATCGGTTTTTGGCTAAGGGATGGTGAATACAATAAGTTGTTCGCTTAATTGTGTTCTTTTTATTTAATTCAACTCCTTTTATTTATTTTTACTAAAGATAAAGGATAGATATTCAATCTACTTAATTGGATCAATATTTTTGGTCTCATTCTAAGTTCCTAATTACTTGCTGGTAGTCAATCCAGTCCCCTCCTTGCACAAAGGCTTAATTAGGTAAGAGCAGTCAAAATTTTACAATGTATAAGATAGTTATTTTACTGTCTGTGGCATGAACGGTTAAAATGCCATCGCTCTATTTTATTTTGGTTTCCTAGTTTGTCCTAAATGTGCTAAAAAACTAGGGTTTAAAGAATATTTATAAGGCTACATTTAATGGTGTAGCGCTATAAGTATTCTATTTTTATATTAGTTTTGTTTTATGCAGCCTAGAATGAAGTTTATTTAACTATAGCAGTTGCATCTATAGAAGAATAAGTGGAACTTTAGAAGATGAAATTAATGCATTAATATAATACTTATGTGAATTTTAAAGCAATAAAAGAGACCAGTATTTAAACTGATCTTGAAAATAATATCTGAAAAAGTAGTAAAAATGAATGTGACGTTTTATTCCATGAGCGTTGCATTCTTGTGTTTGAGTTGTAAGTGGGAGGGGTGGGATCCTCCCAATTATTTTTTATTAAAAGTACGATATAAGTTTTCTAATAAGAAGATTTATATGGTGCTTTTTTTGTACCAAAATAAGAAACAAAACTTAAGGGAGGCTATTTAAGAAATGGAAAAAGAAAATACTAGAAGTTATTACTTAACAAACAGAGAAGCTCTACTAAAATACCAAAAGGAATGGTATAACAGCAAAGGTAAAGAGTGGCATAAGGAATATAGAGAAGCTAATAAAGGCTTATTTATATACTTTATATTGGATCGAGACTTAATGGATAAGACAGATAGTTTTAGCAACTCACTATTATATGTAGGAGAAACTACTAACTTAAAGGAGAGAGTTAATCTGCATAATTGTGCTACTGCTAAGTACGGTAATATCTTATTTAGGTGTAGAGAAGATGGATATAATCCAATTTTATATTATTTAAATGTAGATAAATATCTAAAAAACGAAGCTGAATTAAAGGAACTAGAGCAATATTATATTAACAAGATTAGGAAGATAAATCCTGATAATTACAACAAACATAACAACAATATAGAAATAAGTAGAAATGAGTTGTCTGCTAAATATAGTAGATTAACATTACAATTAGCACAAGAAAATAAATATTTTAAGGAATATAAAGCAGATAAAAATGGATATGAAACTCATTACTTATTTCCACCTACATACTTTGATTTAATACTACATAACAGGCGTATAAGAGAAGAAGAAGAAAAGAGAAACGCTAAAGTATATTATTTTAATGAAAGCTGTTGGACTTTTATACCAAACGAAAGAGATAAAGATGAGTTCTTAATGGAATTAAAAAGCAAAGATAACGTATGTGAATTAAGCTTTTATAAAGATATTTCTAATAAGTTCTGTGAAATGGTAGAAAGTTATGGGGTTAAGACAGATAATAAGTTCCCGGAAGATGTTGCAGAAGATATGGCTAAATTAAAACTATATCTATATATATTGCAAGATAATGATGGTGGCAATTTATTTGAGTTACATAGAAAAGATAAAAAAATAGCTTATTTTAAAGCTAAAGAAGTTAATGGAAAATTTAAAATAGATAATATTAGGTATATAGAAAAGGAGATAAAAGATGAGTAAAATAAACGACTTTTTAAAAGGTTTTAATATTAATTTTAATGAAGAAATAAATGTTACAAGAGAAGAGATAGAAGAGTATAAGAGAGATTATTTTTATGTAAACGGAGATAATCCAACTACTTACATTACATATATAACAGGAATAAAACCATTTGTAATAGTGGAAAAAGGTAAGAAGATATTTGTATTTCCTTATATAAATGAGGTTGTAAGAGCTAATAAGGCTTATTTTACAGCACGTAAAGGCTATGGTGAATTAAATGTTAATCTGATTAAATGGGTAGATTTAAAAAAGGAATTAGTAAATATGAAAGGTGGAAATTAGTATGGAAATGGTAGTTTTTTATTTACAATTAGGTTTTATTGGAGCTGGAATAGGTTTCTTAACTTCTTTAATTGTAGACAAGGTTATGGAAGTTAAACAGAAGAAAAGAAATAAAGAATTATTAGAAAAAGTTCAAAAAATAATAAATGAATATGAAGAAAAAGTTAATAAAAATTGCCAAGACTGTATTGCAGTTTTAGAAGGAATAATCAATAAAGGAGAGATTAAATAATGGATAAAGAATATATAGCAAGGCATAGTAATTTAGCTACATATTTAGCGTATAAAACTGGTGTAATTCCGGAATTTAGAGTTAATGACGGAAAATATGAATGGGTTTTTCCTAATTTTAATATAGTTAAACTTTATGCGGACGAATATTATGACATTTATAAAAATAATAAAGAGTGTTCTGTGGATCTGAATTTAATAATAGGTGCATTTAATATTGTAATGGACGTAAAGAGTAAATATTTTAGGGAAAGAAAGGCTACTGGAGAAATCTAGTGGCTTTTTATATAGGAGGGAATTAGAAATGACCTTGGTAATTAAAACAACAAATAGAAAATTTGTTATGGATATTAAGAAAGATATTTTAGAAGAATTAGCAGAAGTTATAGATAGAAACAATATTAAGCAGGAAGAGTTAATAGGTGTATATTTTTATAAGGAATAGAAGGGTTACCCATTATCGTTAAGGGTACTCAAAGAATTTGTATCCTTTTTTATTGTAAAGGAGGTGATATAATGAAGTTTACAGGTAGACCACCTAAGTTTCAAGATGCTGAAGAAGTAGCAAATACAATTGAAGCTTATTTTAAAGAATGTGATGATAATAATGAACCTTATACAGTAACAGGATTAGCATTGGTATTAGGGATATCCATGAAGAGTTTAAGAGATTACAAGAACTGTGTGGATGATGTTAATATATTAAAACAACTGGATATAGATACGAAACAACAACTTAGTAACATCGTTAAAAGGGCATATTTGATGTGTCAAAACTATAGCGAAAAGAAGATGTTAGATCCTTCTTGTAGTAAGAATCCAGTATCTTATATATTCTCTTTAAAGAACTTTGGGTGGGCAGATAAGCAAGAGGTAGTACAGACTACTAACACTATAGAAGTATCATTAGAGGATTAGTAATTAGAAAGAGCTTACATATAATATATGTAGGTTCTATTGTAGTTACTATAAATGTAGGGAAATAATTAGATAGTTCTAATTGATAATTCGTGTTAACCTACACGAAGTAATAAAAAAGAGCCGAAAAGTTTAGTATAATTAAACAAAAATGTACATCTAATTGAGAATATAATAGCTGTGGATAACTAAGGAATGGCTTAATACCAAGGGTTAGAGTAGTGTGTATAATTATTTCGCTAAAAGAATTATTTAGTGAAGTTTTATATTTCGTGTTTAAAATATAGGGAAATAATTAAGTAGATAGGGGGTACATTCTAAATTTTAGGTCTATATATGGGGGGATACTTACAGAAAATATTTTTTCTCATAAAAAGGAATTATTGTACTAATATAGAATTTAATTATTGAGGTGATAATTATGTTTTCTGAAGAAGCTTTAAGGGAGTTATTTAGTACTAAAAATATCGATTTATTTAAAGTTGACATGAATAATGAAAATAATATCTTTGAACTAATTGAAATGGATGCTATAGATTTTAGTGAATTTGTAAAGAAAAAAGGAATAGATAGTGTTTTTTATTCTTATGGATTTTTTGATGAAGATTGTTTGAAAATTACTGATGATGTGTTATATGAATGTCATATTAAATTTGATATAATTGAAGGACTAACTTTCATAATTGATGATTATAATAAAAAAGTATCTGAGTTAGATTTTAATGAGCCAGTTTGCTTAAATTTATATTGTGTGTTTAATGGTGTAATATTTAAAGTTACCGAGTATAATTTTTGGTTTACTGAGTATGGATTTGAGTTGCCTCAAACTAAGCTAATGCAAATATTAGATGAAAATTTAGAAGGCGCAGAGAGGACAGCAAAAGAGTTAAGTAAGAATAGGGAGTTAGCTAGAAAAGAACTAAAGGAAAAGATTTTTAATGATGAAGAGTTCCATAAATGTACAAATAATTCTATGAGAAGAGGTTATATAAATAAATTACTAAAAAACGAAGAATATTATAAACTATTTTATAGAAAAAATGGTGCTGTTTACGATATACTGGAAAGTAATTTTATAGAAGATATATGGAGAGAATATAAAGCAACAATTAAAAAGAAGAGCTGATGTATTTTATATAAAGAAAAAATAATTTAAATTAGAACTCTAGAAATAGGGTTCTTTTTTATACCCTAAATTAAATAAAGGAGGTGGTAGATATAGCTACTACAAAGTTTAAAATATCTAAAAAAATGTTTAATAATGCCTATCTGCCATACTTAGAGCAGTATAATAAAAGGCACGAAGTGTACTATGGTGGAGGTGGTAGTGGTAAATCTGTTTTTGTTACTCAGAAATTATTGTATAAATACCTTAAATATCCAAATAGAAAATGCTTAGTAATTAGAAAAATAAATAATACCTTAAGAGATTCTGTATTTGCATTATTTAAAAGTACACTATCCGATTGGCAATTATATAATAAATGCAAAATAAATAAGACAGAATTAACAATAGAACTACCTAATGGTAGTCTTTTTTTATGCAAGGGATTAGATGATCCGGAGAAGATTAAGTCAATAGCTAATGTTGATGACATCTGGATAGAAGAAGCAACAGATATTGATGAATTTGATTATGACCAACTATGTTTAAGACTACGTTCTAAAAATCCATTTAATCAAGTTATTGTGTCATTTAACCCTATATCGAAATCTAATTGGGTTTACAAAAAGTGGTTTGCAGAAGATGCAGATTACAACAAAGATACAACAACAATTTTGCATACAACATATTTAGACAATAGGTTTTTACCACAGGACTACATAAATAATTTATTGGAGATGAAGAAAACAAACCCAGCATATTATAACATTTATGCTCTAGGTGAGTTTGCTACCTTAGATAAATTAGTATATACAAATTGGGAAGTTAAAGATTTTGATTATGTTGAACTGCTTAAAACTAATAAATATTATGCTATTTTTGGATTAGACTGGGGATTTACAAATGATAAAACAGCAATTATAGCATCATTAATAAATGAAAAAGATAAAGAAATATATATTTATTGGGAATATGGAGAAACACATATGACAAATGAAGATATTTTTAAAGTATTAGAAGAAAATAGACTAGTTAAAGAAAGATTGGTGTGTGATAGCTCAGAGCCCAAAAGTATAGAAGAATTAAAGCGATTAGGTTGTAGAAGAGTTATAGGAGCCAGTAAAGGGCATGATAGTATAAATAATGGTATCCAGCTTATACAACAATATAAAATATATATACATCCTAGTTGTGTACAAGTTCAAGAAGAATTTAAGAATTATACTTGGTTAAAAGACAGAAAAACAAATGAGTATATTAATAAACCAATAGATAAATATAACCACTTTATGGATGCATTTAGGTATAGTGTTATGGATAAAGTAGGAAAAAGAACAAATAAAATAAAATTTTATGATAGAAGTTTATTATTTTAATAGAAATGGAGGTAATAAGATGATAATAGATATGAATAAAGATAGAACCTTACTTATTAAATTATACGAAGAGTTTAATAAGCGTAAACCTAGTTATAAAAAAGCTTATGATTATTATCTAGGAAAAACTGATATACAAGTTAATTATAAAACGACTGATAGAAGTAATGCAGTAATTAAAGACAATAGAATAAAAGCTTTTGTAGAAGAAGAAGTAGCTTACAGCGTAGGACAACCAGTTACATATGTTAATAAAAGTAAAGAAATCAATATTGTTAGTGATATTCACAACTCCTTAAGTGATATAAATACTACTTTAGATGTAGATTTAAATACAGCTATGCTAATTTACGGAGAGGCATATGAATTACACTATTTAAATAATGAAGAGTTTAAAGCTAAAGTCATTACACCTTTGCATGGAATTGCTTATACAAATACAGAGGGTGAAGTAGAATTGTTCTTATATTTTTATAAAAAAATGCTAGATGATAAAACCTATGTAGACATTATAGACGATGTGGCAATTTACCACTATGAAGATAATTTTAGCACCATAATACAAGAGGTTACACCGCACTATTTTAAAAAGTGTCCAGTCGCAATTGCTAGACTTACTAATGGTTTAGAAGATACTATTTACTATACAATAAAGTCTTTGCAAGATGCGTATGAACTTGCAATATCTGATTCCACGAATGAAATATCTGACACTAGGTTAGCTTATCTAGTGTTACAAAATGTATCTGTAGAAGAAGAAGATTTAGTAAAGATGAAAAGTAATGGAATAATGCAGTTAGAAGGAAGTAATACGGATGCTAAATATTTAATTAAGAACTTAAATAGTGACTTTATAACAAAACATAAAGAAACATTAATAAATGAAATGTATGCTGTTACAAATCACTTAAATAACCAAACGGATATTCAATCGAATACAAGTGGAGCTATGTTGGCAACTAGACTTAATTGCCTGAGAATTAAGATTACAGTACAACAAAAATGCTTAAAAGAAGCTATAAAAAAGAGGATTAAGGATTTATTTACTTATTTAAATATAGCCTATAGCAAAAATTATAGCCATAAAGATGTAGATATTAATTTTACACTTAACTTACCATCCAATGATGTAGAGATGGCTCAAATAATTAGTCAACTCAATGGAAAATTAAGCATAACTACCGGATTAGCACAATTGTCCTTTGTTAGTAATGCAGAAGAGGAATTTGAGAAAATGATACAGGAACAAAAGAGAATTAATAAAGCATTATCTGAGGATGAAGAGGATTTAGACAAGCTAGAAGATCCTGAAAATGAATAGAGGTGAGTTCATATGAAACTTACTAAGAATCAAAAAATATTTTCTGATGGAAATATAGAAATTAACTCTATGTTATACGAGATAAGTGATAAAGAAATAGATAAAATATTGCTTATGCAGAAGAAAGATAGGGATGAATTATTATCTAAACTAGCTAATATAATGCTCGAATATGAAGTTAAAGATGATAAATTATCTTTAAATGATGTACAAAAAGCAAAAATATTAAAGAAAATAACTAAAGAAATAACTAACAAGTTTAGTAATGAAATTAAGTTAGAGAATATACAAATAGATAAATTATTTAGTTCAATTTCAGAAGATAAATATTATTTAAATACATATCTTTTGTCCTTAGGTTTAGATTTTTCTGCTAAAAAGGTGTCTGATAAGGTACTTAAAAGCATTGTAAATAAAAAAGTTAATGGCAAATTATATTCTGATAGATTATGGAGTAATAAAAATGAACTAAGTAAGATATTAAAAAAAGAAATTAGAGATTTTATTAGTGGCAATACATCCGTTAATGATATTTCTAATATTATTAGAAAGAAATTTAATAGAAATGCATATGAAACTAAAAGATTAATCAATAATGAAACTGCTAGGATATTAGAAGAGGTTAACAACAAATGGATGGATGATTTAGAGGTTGAAGATGTTATGTATTTAAGCACTTTGGACGGAAGTACTTGCGAGGAATGTAATATGTATGATTCTAAAGTGTATAAAGCAAATAATAAACCCGTCGAATTACCACAACATGTTGGCTGTAGATGTACGTATTCTGCTATTCCTAGCCATGATTGGAAACCTAAAAATAGAATGGATAATACCAATAAAGATATTATTGATTATAAAGAATATAGAGATTGGAAAGAAAATAATGTGTCTTAGTCATATAGGTTAGGGTGCAAAAAAAGGAGCGATTATATAATGAATATTAACGAAATTAAAGAGTATTTAGATGCAAATGTAGAAAATGATGAGGTTAAAGATTTTATAAAGTCTTTACAAAATCCAATTACAAGAGACTTAGTCGAGAATTGGACTAAGGATGGAGAGGGTAGAAGTTGGAGGGATTCCATATGCGATATATATAGTGATAAAGCTATTAAAACTGCTAAAGTAAATGCAGTGGAAGATTTTAAAAAGAATGAACTACCTAAAATAATAGAAGATGAATTAAAGAAGAAGTCCAATGAGGGAAAAACACCTGAACAAATAGAGGCAGAAGAATGGAGAAGAAAAGCTGAAGCTTTAGAAAAAGAGAAAGCTAAAGCTGAACTATCTAATAAATATACTAAAATTTTAGGAGAGAAAGGGTATACTCCTGATTTAGTTGAATTTTGCTTTGATGAAAAAGAAGAGGGATTTAATGCAAAACTTGAAAAGATATCTAAGCTAATAGATTCTTCTGTTGAAGTACAAGTAAAAGAAAAATTGGGACAATCAAATTATGAACCACCAACTGAATCTAATAATGTTGGTAAAATAACATGGGATTCTGTATTACAAAATCCTGAATTAATGAAAGATTATATAGCTCAAAGTAAGTAAAGTTCTAATGAGGTTTGAAATGATATACAACCTTAAATTAGAGCTTTTTTATATTGTCTTTTAAAAAGGTTGAATTAGACGTTAAAGAAATAAGCCTACAATAATAAAAAAGAAAGAAGGAATTTTATATGGCAATTACAGCATTTAAAAAAGAATTATGGAGTAACGCAATTGAAGAAACTTATAAGGGGATTACAGTAGCAGGACTTATTTGTAAAGAACCTACACAAGGAGGAAAGGGTTATCATTGGACTTCAACAGGGGCGGTAACTGTAAATGATTATACTGGAACTATTACATATGCAGAAGCAGAAGCAATAGATATTCCTTGTTCTTATGATAAGAATAAGTATTTTGCAATTCAACTTGACGATGTAGATAAGTGTCAATTAGCAGGAGATTTATTAATGGAACAAGCTACTAAAGCATCTTATTCATTAAAGAAAGAGGAGGATGTAGCAGTACTATCTGATATGGCTAAAAATGCAGGCACTTCTATTGGTTCAACTTCTGCTAAGAAAGAAATTACAACACCTGAACAAGCTTATGATTTTGTAGTAGATTTAGGAACAGCTTTAGACAAAAAAGATGCACCAGAAATAGGCAGATTTGTTATTGCAAATGCAGAATTCGTAAATTTAATGGCTAAAGATAAGAGATGTGTAGATAATGCACCTGTATTACAAAACGGAATTGTACAAGGTATGGTTATTAATAATATGCAAGTTATTAAGACTAATAATGTGCCTGCTGGAACTGTTATAGCATGCGTTAAAGATGCTCAAGGCTTTGGTAGAAACTTATCTAAGGTGGAAGCATTAAGATTAGAAAGTAAGTTTAGTGACGCTGTTAGAGGATTAGATCAATACGGATTTGCAACAATAAATAGAGATGGTATTGCTAAGTTATTATACACAATAGCTTAAGAGAAATGTGGTAAGGGGTAATATCTCCTTACCCCTTTTAAAAGGAGATGATTATATGATTTCAGATGATACATTACAAAAAATATGTATTAAAGCAATAAGAAATTACTTAAATGTAGAAGGTAGAGATAAATGGACAGATGAATATATCTTAAATAACTTTTCGGAAGTCATAGAATTGATGATAAATAGTTACAAAGAAAAACAAAAGGTATTAAAAGTATCTGATGTTTCTTCTTTTAGTCAGGGGGATCAATCTATATCTTTCAATAGTAGTAATTATGGTGTTTTCCTTGCTCCTGAAGTTATATCTTTATTACCTTCGCCTTTCATAAGAATGTTATAGGGGTGATAAAATGGTTGGATTTATTAATGCTACTATTAAAAAGGTAATTAAGATTAAAAATAAAGTATATGGTGAGATTAAAACGAGTTATATATTAGATTTAGAAGATATAGATGTTTGTTTGAGACCTATATCTAATAAAGAAAAAACAAAGGACTGGGGACTAGATATTAAATCTAATAAAAAGATTTATTGTGACACTGAATTAGAGGTTGGAGATTTAATATATTGCAAAGGAAAAGTGTATGAAATAGAGGATGTATTTGATAACAGATATGCTTTGCTTGAAAGTGATGTGAAAATAAATGAAGATAATAAATAATTGTAGCCAAACAGCCAATGAAATTGAAAAAGCTATAGAAAGAGCTTTAAAAGAAATAGGTATAGGTGGTACAGCTAATTTACAAGCTAATACTCCTGTCCAAACAGGTAACCTAAGAAGGTCACTAACATTTAAAGAAGCTAAGAGGGATAAAAGTTATTATATTTTATTTGGATCACCATTAGACTATGCACCATATACAACTTTAAGGCCTAATGTTAGCACACACGGTTGGTTTCAAAACACAATAAGAGATTATAGTAATGATGCTATAGATATAATATCAAGACATTTAAAGGAGGTTGGTAGGTAGTGGATTTTAATATTCTACAAAAAGAAATATATAAATTATTAGAATCATATGATCCCTTTTTTAGTTATTTACCTTCTAAGGATGAAAATGATAAAGAATTAGATTTTA